TTAAAATCCATTATTATTTTTCTTCTTTTCTTTTTTCAAGAATTTCACCTCTTAAAGTTTGTAATAATGATTTTAATTCTTGTGATGTTTTTCTAGCTCTAGTCCCAGCACTATTATTCCCGTTATTGAATTTAGTGACATCACCTGAAAGAGACTCTGTTAAAGCTTTGATTTTTTCAATAGTTGTTTCCATAAGTTTATTTTTTTAAAAAAATACTATTTTTTTTGTTTATGTAAATCTAAATTTAGTACTTCGATTAAATGTTTTATAAATTGTTGTTATTAAATCTAAGTCGGATTTAGTTATTACCGTTCCAAGTTTAAATACATCTTGAAAAAACTTAATCATTGAATCTTTGATGTATTTATTTTTTTGTTCGTAATAGATTTCAAATATGAAGTCTTTAAGGAATACCTTGTGTTCTCCATCTTGTTCTATCATGATGTTTTCCTTTGAGAAGTTATTAACCACTTTATTCCAACACCATTCAAAATGGTCGTCTTTTTCATCTTTGGTTAACCTAATTTTAGTTTCTGCGTTCTCATCTCCATCATCCCCTAAGTACGTATCCATAATCATAAGGACTAATGAAACAACAAAATCCTGATAGACTTCGAGCCTTTCAAAAATTATATTATTAGATTCATACCAAAGACTAAACTCGTCTTCAGTAACTGGTTTTGATATGTAGTTAAAAAAATTCTCCATAGGGATACTATGGAGAATATAATAAGATTTAATAAATCGTGTATGTTATTGAGTTTTTTTATTGTAACTCATAAGGTTCATAATTTTACTGAACTCTTCACTAATTAAATTATTTTGTTCTTTTTCAAAAGTTGACTCTAACTTCATCATTAATTTACTTGCCTTATCCGTTTGTTCACCTGAAGAATCTTTAACAATTGGTTGAGCGGATTTATTATAAGCCTTTCTTTTAATTTTAGATAACAAATTATCTTTTCTAATCTTATTTCTTTTTTTGTTAACATCGGATTCTCCTGTGTTCGCCCATCCTGGATTGTTACCAGTTCTTGAAGAACCTTCAATATTATCAGTTACCCATTTCTCGTCAGGATTTATTCCATCATAATCAATGTTTTCAAGTGCCGCAGCCGTTAAATTGTCCACATAATCATTAACCGCATCGGAAGGGATATAAGCCTTTTTATCCATTTTAGCCAATTGTCCGTTATTTTTTGGAAAAAATTTAGGGTTTGTATTGTACTGTCCCTTTGAACCATCTTTGAGATATTCTCTCATTTTTTTATCTACGTCTTTTAACGCGTCACTATTTTCTTTCTTATTCAATTTTGAAATTCTTTCATATTCAACTGTACCTTTAGCCTTACCTGAAAACTTTTCATTTTCTTTCGCTTCAATAACTAATTCCTCAATCATATCAATCAACTCATCTTCAGTTAAATCCATTGTTGTGTTTTCAGTTAATGCTAATTTATACATAATTGACTCATTTTTAGCACCTGAGGTACCTTTCTTTCCCATTTTATTTACCGCTTTCTGAATAAATTTTTTAGCTTCTTCCAAACGGTCACTATTATTGGTTTTCGTCCCACTTTCATCCTCATCATCTTCCAATTTTTGAGTTAAAAGACCAATTATCTCATCATAACTCATTTTTCCAAAATTTTTCTTTCCAAATCTTGGGTGTACATCATCCATACCACCTAACTCTTCAATTTCAGATTTATTATGCTTTCTTAACATTTTAAAATCCTCAGAGTCAATTTTATTATTGTTATTTTTGTCTAACTTTTTTTGACCACCATATAGTTTTTCTTCTAATTCTGATTTGTCAACATAAGTTTTATTTCCAATTTTAAATTCACCACCTTTTTTGGTATCTTTCAATTTTTTTGTGAAAGCATTACCCTCGGTAAACTCGTCATTTTCTTTTTTCATTTCTTTATCTACATTTTTTATTTTATTCAACACTCCTTTTTTTGATAACATTATATCGTTACCTCTATCATCTTCAAAATGATAAGTTTGGGTTTCAGAATCACTCCTACCTTTTCTACCTCTACCTTTAAAAATTACTCTTTTAGGTTTTCCATTAACACTATCAAAAACATATGTCTGTTCATATTCTAAATCATAAGCATCAACTTCTAAAATATTAATTTTTTCTTCAAGTCTTGATGTCAATTCATTAATTTTGTCATCGATTGACTCATTCAAAATTTTATCTATGATAGTTTTCTTATTCATACTATATAAATACCACAATAATTAGCTTTTTAGTTTTTAGAGTATTCTCTAATTATAATTTTTTTTATAATTGACTCGTTAACTCCAAATTCTTTTGCCAATTTTTTAATAATATTTTTTATTGTACTATTTTCAGTTAAAGTAAGCGCATTAATATCTCCTTGATTACAGTAAGGAAATTTCTTACATTTTTTTTTAACCTCAACAAATTTACCTCCAGGAATCTGTGTTTTACTTCTACCTCTCCACTTTTTTGGACTCATGGATTTTGCTAAAAATGATGGTGTTTCATATGAACCTGAAGAAAATGAACTAGTCGCCTCTTTAGCTTCAACCTTTTCTAACTTATCATAATACTTTGGGTCCTCTGATAAGTGGTCTAAGGTTATGAGTTTAGGGTCCGCAGATTTATGTTCTTTTTCAACATTAACACCTTTGTTAAATTGTTTTTTTAAATCTTGATAAATTTTTTCTATTTGTTCTTTCGATGGTGAGTCATTTTTTTCTTTAGCGTACTTTTTAGATAAGTCTCTTAATTTAGCCATAATAGTTCTTTCAGCTTCAGTAATATTTTCTTGTACTTTACCTGACAGTGCGGTAACAAAAGCACCTGCACCTCCTGAAGATGCCGCCTCTTTATTCTCACTTTTCTTTTTCTTACCTTGGCAATGAGCTTTTTGACTAAAACCTTTAGGGTTGTTACAGTCTATACTTTTTTTGTACTTCTCAGACCATTTTTCATTAGTTTCACCTTTCTTCTCTTTTATTGAACTGATGAAATCAGATTTAGTTTTAACACCTTCAATTGAGTTCAAATCGGAGTTTTGGGCAGAAGCCGCTGCAAATTGTTTGTTTAACTCACTTTTAAAATTACTTGCGATTTTGTTTTCCATTTTTTTTAAGCACTTCTTAGTCTTGGTTCCCACATTGACCTTTGTGTCCACATCAATTGGTAAAACTCTTTGAATATTTTTATTACAATTTCTTTGGTCTCAGATTCTAGTTTTCCTCTTTTTAAATCTTTAGCAACCATATCTAACATTTTATCTTCAAACTGCCTAAGAGTGTTTGAATTTAAAAAGTCTTTAATCTCTTTTTTTACAAGAGTTTCAATTTCTTTTTTTTCACTTTGGGATAGAGCCATAATTAATTACTTTTTTACACTTGTCTTTTTTCTTGATGCTATCACTTTAGCCCACTTAGATTTAAATTTCTCGTAATAGGTTTGTAATTTTGTGATAGTGTTTAAAAAGTTATCATCAACCTGTAATGTGTCCCCTGTAATGTACAATCCGTTACTTTCACCTATTCTAAATTTAAATGTCATATCAAAATCAACAATTTTACCTGACCACTCAACATTATTTGAATATATTTGTAATGGACCAAAATTTGTTAAATCAGAAACTTCACTTACAAATTCATCCATAGTTTCTTGAAATACTGTTTTCTCTTCACTAGTAAGTTCGGTATCAGACTTTTTATTTCCGTAAATGATTAATACCCCTCCAGATATTCTATAAGCTTGGTCGTATTCATCTTTTGGGATTTCTCTATCAATGTCCACATCAATTTCATCTTCAATAGTTTTACCCAAATCGTATTTCTTAGTGATATCCCCTGTCGCCTCAAAATCCTCTTTAATAACATAGAGATTTTTAATATCTTTATTTTCTTTAATGTTTTGTTGATTAGAGCTAAGAGCCTGTCTTACTTTGGCTAAATGGTCTTTAATGTCATTATATGAATTCATCATTATCAAATTTTTTTGTTAAATATTCACAATCAAAAGATGGGTTTAAGTCCAAATATCTCTGATTAATATTACTTCTTATCAGTACACCTTCAAACTTACTGAACCCTTTTACTTTAGTATTATGTCCAATAAACCTTTTTTTTATGTTATTTTCAGTACAAATTTTATCTAATAGTGGATAAATAACATTTTTTTGTTGTTCAGTAAAAACGTCCCAATAAAGTTTATCTCTCCATTTTTTTTCAAAAACTTCTACTTCTTTATAAATATTACCAAAGCAGTCTTTGAAACCATTATTTTGTACTTCTTTTTCAAACCATCCTAAATTTTCTAAACAAACAACAATACTCTCATTATCTATTTCAGGGTTTTGAAAAAAATAACCGACATCAGTGTTATTCAATAATTGTAACACTGTGCCGGTTTTTGTAATAATATAGTGAGGGATTTTAGAGTATTCTTTTAAATACCGATATTTTAAACTAATTAAATAATTTGTAATATCCCTATTAGTTGAACATAATATTATGTTCTTTTTATCGTGTGTACCAAGAGATTTGAAAACACCATACTTATCTACCGTAAATTCTATCGTTGACATATCTCAAAGACCTTGGCGGATTTAAGGAATCGTTTATTGTGTTTTCCTCCAAAGTAATTTCTTTATTCTCATCATTATTCAAGATTGTTTCAGTATCTTCAGTAGTTGTAGAATTTTCAATATGCCCCATATATTTTTGGTTCAATAAATCTTGCAACTTATCTAACTCCTCATCAGATGGTCTAATAGGTTCTGTGGATACTTCTTCAGGTTCGTGATGAATAACATTAATAACCTTTTCTAATTTTTGTAAGTCCTCTTCTGTTGGTTTATATCTTATTTCTTCTTCTTGTTTAATTTTCTCCTCCATTATCTTACGGGCATCCTCGGTAGTTAACTCCACTTTATCATTAACTTCTTCAACTACTGACTGATTTTTTTCACTAAATTTAACCAACATATGTGCGAAAGTTAAAGATATTATTGGTAATAATCCACCGGTCAAAAAAGATAAAATTGTTTTATGTGAATTTAAATCGTTTCTTTCAACACCCATAGTCTCAAATAATCCTCCAGTCATATCAATCCAATCTTTAAACGATTGCCCTGTTTCGTCAATATAAGTGAATGAAAAAAATATGTTACCTAACATTTGTATTAGAGTCACAATAAAAAAGGGTAAGTAAACAAACCTACCCATATTAACAGAGACAGCCGCAAGTGCTGACAATGCAGCAATTTCAATACCAACAGACAAATAAATTGCCCAAGTAAATGGATTCGATAACCCGTAAAAAGAAGTTACATGGGAAATAGAAACAAAGGCAACAAGTAAAATCGGTATAACAAAAGCAGTTACGATAATGTTTTTTAGATTTTTAGTTAACCAATTTTTCATTTTTCTAATTCATTCTTATAATGATTTATTGGCACATTGTTTTTGTCAGATAATTCTTCAATCTCTAAAGTTTTCCAATTTGGAGTTTCTTTAATTAACTTAACCATCTCATCTTGTGTTACCAAAATATTGGATAGTGAATCTACTTTAGTTTTTAAAATTTCAACATCTTTTTGTGTTGATTTAACCTGACTTCCTGTTCCACATCCTTTAATGAAAATTAAGAATACTAAAACAAAAGTCGTAATCGGAAGATAATTTTTAATTTTGTCCATAACTTTTTTTTTAAAATTTAAATATAAATAATAAACAATAAATACTTCATCAGATATAATCGAACAACGATGAACTCTCATTACGTAACTTACGTAGAGCCTTTTCTTTAATCTGTCTAACTCTTTCTTTAGTTAGATTGAAATCTGAACCGATATCCTCTAATGTTCTAGGTGTACCTGAAATTCCATAATAGTCCTCAACAATTTGTTTTTCTCTTTCATCTAATATGTTTAGTATATTAACTAAACCATCTCGTAATTGTTGTGAAGTATTGAATACTTCGTCAGGTCTCATAGAATCCTTATTCTCAATCAAATCAATTAAAGTATCCCCCTCTTCATTGATTTGAGTCTCTAAGTTAATAGTGTATGGTAAGTTGGCGAATTTATCCTCCATTCTACCGTCAGTTTTTTCAACTCTCTTTTTTTCTTTATGTAGGTCTTGAACAACGTTAACGGGTATACGAATAGTTCGTGAATGTTCGTTAAGAGACTGTAGAATTGATTGTCTAACCCACCAAACTGCGTAAGAAATAAATCTTAAATTTTTAGACCAATCAAAATTATTCAGAGCTTTCATCAATCCAATATTACCTTCCGCAACCAAATCAGGAAAATCAACTCCTTGATTTTGGTACTGTTTTGCAACTGTAATGACAAAACGTAAATTACCTTCTAAAATTTCCTTCTTAATTGACTCTTTTTGTTTTTCTGAAATGTTTTCAGATTGCATTATTTTTGATAACTCCCTTTCTCTTTCAGGTGTCATCACTTTAATTTTCCTAATGTCTTTTAAGTAAAAACTAACTTCGTCTTGATTAATTGGAATTACAGATTGTTTATTTATCATGTTTAATTTATTTTGAGTATTCATTTAATAATTTGATTTCGTTTTCAGTTAATGAGTCAATACCTGATTCATTTATCTTGTCCAATAATTGGTCCAAAGTAGGTACTTCAACAGGTATTGTCTGTGGTTTAAATAATACACTAAACAGTTTTTCCATAGAATCACTGATATCACTATCCCCAAACTTAGGTATGTCAGTCATATCAATTGTAAAATTTGTGACTTTATTGTCTGACTTTTTGTCAGTTTCACCAAATAAATGACTATGAATGTCCTCATCCATAGAAAGAATCATATTATCATTTACAGGAAAAACAAAAAACATTGCGGTCAATTTAGTTATTGATTCTTCAAAAAATTTACTAATTCCATCAGTATCCAATGAAGTTTCAAAGTTAACTATTATCCCAGCGTCTCCATATTGGTACCTTACGTCTTTTTTAGATATTTGTGAGACACAATCAATTATTAATTTAATGTGAGGCTCAGTTTCCTTGTAATCCCCAAAAGCAAAAAGTATATATTCCATAATTTTATTTCTACAAATATACGATGAAAAAACAATATCCCCAAAGAATTATTGTGAAACTTTGGAGATATTGTCTGTTTTTGAAATTTTGATTACATTATCCGCCCAATTTGAAATCATTGGGTTGTGTGTAATTACTAAAATGTTTTCAAAGTACTCTTTAATCTTAATAAAGAACTCATATACCATTTCCAAGTTGTCGTTGGAAATCTTTCCGAACACCTCGTCAAATACTGTAATGTTTGGTTTTGGTAATGAACATACTTTGGCAAGTACCGCTCTTAGAGCGAGTGATGCAATGGTTTTCTCATACCCTGAACCTGTTGTCATAAGTTTTTCAACTTGGGTATTGTTATCAATCATCCAAAACTCAACCTCATTCTTTTCACTAATACGAATTTCTAATCTGAAATAACAAGAGTCCTGTAATAATCGTTGTAACTCTGAATTGATAAGTGGCATCATGCTCTTCATAATTCTCTTAGCAATACCATTCTTACCGAACAATTCCAAGTACAATTTATACTTCATTTCTTTTTCTTGTTCCTCAGCAATTTTAACAATTGTCTTTAAATTACCGTCAATTTTCTCCTCGTTTTGTTTAATTTGGAACTCTGAATTGGAGATACTTTTTTGTATCTGTTCCAATTCTCTTTTTAATTCTTCCAACCTTAAATTTGCCTTTATGATTTGGCTCTCGATTTGCTCATTTGACTTAATAACGTCTTGCATCTCAGAGTACCTTGATAGTTTTGACTCCAAAGTTTCTTTTTTAGTTTGGAATGTTTCTATTGTAGCTTGGTATTTTTCATAAACAAGTTTATTTTTTTCATACTCATCAAAGTCTTTTTTAAGTTTAACAAACCCCTGTTCTTTGTCGGACAATTCCTGCATTAGCCCTTGTATTTCGGTTTTTTGCATGATAAGTCCGTCAAGTTCTGCGATTCTAGATTGTGTGATTGCCGCGTTCATTAATTCAATTCCACAGTGTTCACATTTGATTCCACCACTCACAGAACTTTTTAACTTTTCAATTCCTGAAATGTTCGTATCAACCTCAACTTTTTGCTTATAAGCCTTTTGATATTCTTCTTTAATCTTGTCGTGTTCACTTTCAGTATAAAACTCTGAAGGTTCAACAATCTTAATTGAATCTCTCAATAAAATGTTTTGTTTAATCTGATTTTCAAACCCATCAATCTCTTTTTGAGTTTGGTCAGGGTTCATTAGAGTAAGTTCTTTTTCAACAACAACTTTTGATTTTAATAAATTGTCACGATACTCCTGACCTTTATCAATACGTCCATTAACATCAACAATCTTAGTTTGATTTTCCTTAATTGTATTTTTAATAGTTTCATTGGTAATGACTAACTCCTCATTCTGAGTTTTTAATGATTCAGTGTTGTAGATATTTGAAATCATAGACTTAGAAAATACTGAATAAATTTCTTTACCAGTTTCTTCTTTTCTTTTTAAGAAATCTAATCCTAAAAATCTTGATAAAACTTGTCCTCTTGCCGTTGGTTTAGCCTCAAGTAAATCTTCAAGGTTAGTACCTGTAGTTAAAATAGTCATTAAGAAGTCATCATAACTTCCAATAGATGTTTTGATGAAATTTTCAGTTTCTCGTCTTTGTTCTCCAGTAAACTTAACTAATGAACCATCAGGATATTTCTTAAAGAAATCTAATTCAGTTTTAACATTCCATTCACCTGCCTTTGATTTTTTACGTTCAAGTTCTCGAACAATAATGTAATCCTCACCATCAATTACAATCTCACCACGAACAGATACTTTATCTTTATCTGAGTACCTATTGAATACTTCCTCAGCCTTGTTTGTCTTGGTCGTAGTATTAAAGAATAAAAATAACAATAAATCAACAGATAGAACAGTCTTACCTCCAAAGTTAGGTGGGTCTGATTCAATTACAGTGATACCCCCTAACTTTTCAAAGTTAAGGGTTTGATTTTCACCGTAAGATAAAAAATTTGAAAACTCAATTTTCTTAATAAACCACTTCTTGAATGTCCCAACCTCTTCTTGTTCAGCAATCATTTTGTTGTTAACTGCTGAGTCAATTTTTAGAATATCTTCATAAAGATTTACTTGTCCTTTAGATTCAAGAATGGATTTCATAAGTTCATGTTGGAAGTTTTCATCCATAATATTGAATGACACGTCAACATTGTCCTGAACTTCTTCACTCTTTTTAAGTTTTGTAATAACATTTACACTAGTTGTGTTATACTTCTTTTGGAAGTAATGTTTCACATTCTTTAACTTTTCTTGTGTGAAATTTTCGGGAGCATCCTCCCATACGACTTGTACATATGGGTTTTCAAACTTATTAAAATCCAAATCTTTAATCATCCTTACTCTCTCTAAATTAAACGGTTTGCTGAACAGGTTCATTGTTCTCAGTGGTTCCTGATTGAGCCTCTCTAATTTTTTCAATTTGTTCCATCATCGCTTCGTTCATCATTCTTTGATAACGTCTTTTAGCGTGTTCTACTTTCATTTTCCAAGCCGCAACTTTCTGTTTGTGGTTTGGTCTTAATCTTGATTTTGGCATATATATTTGTTTTTAGTTATTTAATTTTACTTGGTCTATTTTCTTCGAACCATTCAATAAATCCATTTATTCCCCATACTGACCCTGAAGCCAATAATCCGTCAAAAAACCAAGAGAAATATGAGTTTAATTGGAATAATTCGTGGGTAGGGGAATAAATAAATAAACCTAAGAAAAACCCAATCCATGTAGAACAACACATCATACATGATAAAATACCAGATATGAATTTAGATGTATCAGACATAATCAAATCAGATTCCCCATATTCTTTTATGAAATTTCTCATTCCTTTAAAAATGGTACCATATACCATTATTGTGCTAAATCCGTAGGCTAATATTGCCCATACAATAAATGCTGTCATAATATTATAATTTATTTGTTAAGTTTGAATTTTTCATATAAAAAGCATAAGAAGTTTTTGTCAAATTTTCAAGGTCATTAACCTTACTTCTTAATTCTTTTATTGTTTCATTTTTATCTCCAAGTTGTCTATTAAGTTCCATGAGTGTTTCTTGAAGTTTTAAACACTCAATTTCTTTTTGGTTTTCAAGTTTACCTTTAAGTATATAAATTTGATTTTCAAGTTCTTCAATCTTTGAAGTATCCTCGACTTTTATTTCTCTTTCAAATTCTCTTTCAATTACATCAGGTAGGTTACCTTGATTTAATAATCCATATTTTTCAATATAATACCCTTTTCTCAAACATAATGTAATAAATCCATTTACATCATTTATTTCATTTAATTTACAAAATAAATTAATATCCTCAGAGTCTAATCTACTTAACTCAATAGTTAACGAGTTTTTCTTTTCCATTTTCAATATCTTCGTATGAGTTTATTCTAAAAGCAATAAATGGTTTTGGGTTATGTAAGTCAACAGTAACATATTCATCCTTTTCAACATCATAAATTCCATACCCATGTTTTGTAATAGTTTCACCATAGTTTTGTACAATGGTTGAACCAATCATATAAGCTTTCTTTCCACCAGGTATATCAAAGATTTGTCTCTTATGGATGTCACCACAAAATACCAAATCACATCCATCAAATTTTGAAGATTCAAATCCATCTTCAAATTTAAATCCTAAATTGGTTGTTAATCCTTGTACAGGACCATGGAACAATCCAATCTTAACTCGGTCTGATTTTTCAATCTCAGGTGGAATATTATGGTCCATAAGTGAGTACACACACCAATCAATATTTTGGTCAGGGTAAACACCTCTATTTTTATAATAGACCACCATTTCATTTTGTAGTGAATCCACCACTGGAGTTAAGGCGTCCAATCTTTCCATATTATTTTCAAGGAAGTCATGGTTACCAGGTATTAAAATTGTCTTAGTAATTTTTGAACATTCTGTCAATACCCAAGCAATAAATTCAACAAGCTCAGGCGTCATTTGATTTTTAGAATGTACTAAATCTCCAGTAAAGACAATACGGTCAGGAGCAATATCTCTCCACTGTTTGAAGGCATCTTGTAAAATTCTCTTATACAAGTCGTGGTCTTTAAATAAACGAATGTGTAAATCACTGAAATGAATTATTTTTTTTATCATAAGTCAAGTTTAGGTGAGTCTTGTGTGAAAGGATTTAATTCCTCATTAATATGTCCACACTTCAGACAAGCGTAAGTTGGAAAAGGTACGATTGTGTCATTAGGCGACCCTGTCATTAGTTTTGGGACTAATTTTAAATAAGTAACTTCTTTGAACTGGTCAAAGTCACACTCGTCACATTTAACAAAGTTCATTTCTCTTAAATTAATTCTTGGTTTTTCTAAATCCATTTATTTATTATTTTTAACAGTTTTTATAATATCGTAAGCAACATACACTGATATTGCAATTGAGATAATTCCAAATGTAATCATATTATTCTTCGATAAACATTATTGTTTGTGAAATTGGTACTCTGAGTACCGGAATTGATGAGTAACCTGAAGGAACCATAATATTATCAATTCGTTTCATAACTTCATAGTATCCTTCTCTTACCTGAACTGTTGGTACGTTCTCGTAACTTTCGTGATGTAGGTCACCAAAATCAACGGTAACTTGTTTGTTTTTTGTGTAAAATGTTAGTTTAATCATAGTGTTTAAATATATAACTTTTTAAGTTTATTGTCAATTTAAATAATCTTTTACGTTCATATTAAGAACGGTATCAATTACATCTTGTGGAACACGATATTCTTCATATTCTGAATCCTCACGCAATAATACGACAATACATCCATATAACCTAATGTTTTCATATTTTGTCCCCTCTAACATTTTTAACAATAATTTACCATAAAGTGGTAGCTGAACATAATAATGTCCTAATGCAGTATTTGGATACTTCTGAAACGGACTATACATTGACTTTGTGAAATTATTAGCAACAAAGTTTTTAGGTTTATTTGTTTTCCAGTCGGTTATTAGTAATCCAAATTCATCACCTTTCTTATTAACCACTAACCAAATTTTATCAGGTTGTCCTGTGTAACCAAGTTCAGGATGCCCCAATACCATCTCAGTATCTAATAAGACAACATCTCTACCTTCCATAAGTTTAAGATATTTTGACCCAGCGGATATCATACTATCCCCTTTTAATATTTGAGTAAAATCACAATCAAAAACAGGTTGTCTTACTTCTTTATAATCGCCATGTTTTTCAATTAATTTCTTTTCCAAGATATAGTGTACTCGACTACCCATATTTGTTGAGTAATCTCCCGCAGCCGCCCATTCCTCAATAAGTTGTTGTTTAACTACAGGGTCCCCTTTTGATTTTTTTTCCGCGGCTTCATCAGTCGGGAACTCAGGGTAAAACTTTTTTAGTACTTTTGATACTGACGGGAAAGAACTTTTAACTTCCCCATCAACATCTTTCATAAAATAAGTGTGAGTATCTTCAATAAAAGTTAACTCTAATTCATTTCTTTTTTCTTCTAAAATCTCTCTAATCTCAAGAGCAACATTTTTTAAATCCATTTTAATATTTCATTTCATAATAATAATCATCAATCTTACCTCTTAATTCGGCAACATCTGAATCTTTTGGTAGTTTTAAAACTTTAACTCTACCTCTTAACTTTCCACCATTTAATTGGTTGTATAATTTTTGGGCGTCTTTCCATGCGTCAGCGTCCAAACAAATAATCACATCTGATTTTGCATTGTCATAGATTGTCTCAAATAACTTTTCACTTAAAACTTTACCTAAAAGTATTACAGGATTTGGAACAAAGAATCCGTCGAAAACACCTTCACATAAATAAATTGTTTTATCCCAATCAATTAATCTTTCATTAAAAATTATCACTTCTTTTGGAGCTTCAGGATTTTTATATTTATTTTTTGTCTTAAACCAAGCTCTTGAAACAAAGTAGTTTAACTCACCTTCTTTATCATATGATGGTACAATAACCCTCCCCATATACTCTCCTTCTGAAGCAAATCCAATATTATATTTTTCAATCATTTGGTCCGTTATACCTCTTGATTTTATATACTTTAGAGCTTCTTTGTGAGGAATATGTAGTGGATTAATATCTTTAAATGATGTAAATTCTTTGGGTAGTTGTAATTTTGGAATAAACTTTTCTTTTACTTTTTGGTCTTCAGGTTTAAATAGGTCGTAAATCTTTCTTTGTCTTTTGGTACCAAATATGTCAATTAATTTTCCTAGCACTCCATGAGTTCCATTTGTTTCAGAACATGCCCAACATTTGTAGACGTGTTCATTAATATTAATTTCTAAATTACCTTTATTTTTCCCATCATCACAATAAGGACAATTAAATGAAATTTGTCCTTTTGAAGAATAGAAATGTTTTTCTTTCCCAAAAAGGTCTCTCATCATATCCACCAATACTTCATTTTCGTCCATACCATAAAATATAATAAAAAAGTTATTTAAATCAAACTACACAAACTTTTTGTTACTTCTATATTTATTTAAAAGTTATGGCAGTTCAAGTTACGGTTAATAATATAACGGGGTCAACTCCGTATGATGTATATCTTTGTGACACTTCACAAACAACTTGCATTTATATTAATCAAATTACCGATTCTCAATTACCATATAATTTTATAATACCACAACCATTTGATACTCAAAGTAATTATATTATTAAATTAATTGATGTTTATGGGTGTGTGATAATTAATAATTTTAATGTAAGTTAATGGCTTTATTACCAGGTTATTATAAAGTAAATAGATGTTGTAACGGTGTATCTCAAACTCAGTATGTTCTTTACGCCCCTAGCGGTATTCCTGACTATACTAATTACTTAGGTGATACTATAACTGTTCAAACAGGTGAAGTATATATAATTGTAAGTTCAGGTTTCACATCAGGTGATTGTGGAATAATTGTATCCTCACTTCCAGGACCTAATCCATCTCTTTCAACATACACTTGGTCTGGGTTTGTAGGTAGTGGTGGTTATGGACCGTGTGCAAGTTTAACTAATAGTTGTGCTAGCTGTACTGTTTGTAAATCGGAGTTTCTAATTTGCGAAGATTCCGGTGGAGCTGCCACCACTCCGACACCTACACCAACAAAAACAAAAACTCCGACACCAACAAAAACTCATACCCCAACAAAAACAAAAACTCCATCAGTTACACCTACTAAGACCCCTACCAAAACACCTACCAAAACACCTACCAAAACACCTACCAAAACACCCACACCAACAATCACTCCAACTAACGGATTTGTTGATTGTACAATTTATTTAATAGACGCTAACGCGGATAGGATTATGACACTTAATCCTAGCGCAAATACATATAATCTTTTAGGAACTCTAACACCTGCGTTATCTTCAAACGATGTCGCAGTTTCATCAAGTTATCTATATACTTCAAACTTAGGTAATACAATATACCGATATAATAAGACAACATTAACACTTGTTAACACTATTACAACAACAATTACGTTAGGTAGAGGTTTAGCAAGTATTAGTAATAATGTGTTGATTTGTAATTCAAGTAATTCAATTTATGAATTAAATGTAAGCACTTCAACAGCATCCAACACATTATTATTTCAATTACCAACAGGTTATTCAATCACAGGTGATTTAATTAAAACTTCATCAAACACGTATATAATGTCTGTAACAAGTAACACAGGTGTTAAGTACTTAAATGAATATGATGTTTCGGGTAATTTACAAAATTCGGTAAATTTAACAACTTTGGGATTGACTCAAGTTGAGGGTATCGCAACTCAAGGTAATAGTTTATTTTTAGTAAACAATTATTCAGTATATAGATTAATTTATAATGGTTCAAGTTTCCAAGTTATTTTCTTATACGACCTAATAAATGGTCAATCAATATCAGGAGCAGGTTCTTCAAGTCCTGGTTGTAACACAATAACATTAAATTACTTAATTAGTAACCCTGTTACACCAACTCCAGGTCCTACTCAAACTCCAACACCTACACCATCTTCAACGTCGGTTAATAAAAACGCTTATTATATATTACAAGAATGTTGTTCAGGTATTAATTACCAAGTGACAGGCGTAAATTGGGTAGGTCAAAGTGTGGTTCCATCAGTTGGGATGACAGTTCATATGTCAATTAAAAATTTGTCATTAGGAACTGAAATTACAAGTTGTTTTGTTCTTATTTCATTCTCAACAGTATTCAATGGAACGTTACCTCTTTATGGTCCTCCAACAGTCGCTTCAACTACAATAACAAAATACGGAGCGAATGATTGTGCAACCTGTTTGTCATCTGAAGGTATTACATGTGTTACACCAACACCTACACCTACAGTAACTAAGACTCCGACTAAGACTCCGACTAAGACTCCGACTAAGACTCCGACTAAGACTCCGACTAAAACTCCAACTCCTACTCCTACATCAGGAACTGACTCTTGTCCAATTTATGTTAATGCAGGAAAAAACATTTACATTAACAATCCAATCACAAATACAACAACATTAGTTGGTCAATTGGTTGGTGGTACAAATCAAGGTCCTGATTTGGCAGTATCTGATAATTATTTTTTCAGTTACCTTAACCATGTCATCTCAAGATATAATAAACAAACATTACAATTTGTCGATTCGAGAACATTAACATATAATGGTAACCCTTTTTATTTAGGCGCAGGGTTAGATTCATTAAATGATAATTTAATAATAACAGAATCAAATGGTATTTTATATCAAGTTAATTTATTACCAAATCCCGCAACAATAACTGAATTATTTCCATTAGGTGACGGTACAGGAATATCCTACTTAAATGGAGATATTTTAAAATTGACAAATGGTAAATATATTACAACAGAATATCAAACAGGGGGAGGACCTGTAGCGTATTTAGTTCGTCAATATAGTTCAGACAACTCAGGGACTATTGAAGTTGAAATAAATGTTGGTAGTTTAGGGTATAACGACATTTATGGAATCGGTATTAAGGCGGGTAATATTTATCTTTATCGAGGCAATAGTTTAGGCCAAGTATTACAATTAACATATAATTCAGGGTCTTGGGTATTAACCCCTGCAGGAGGCACTAGCGTATACAATCAAGGAGCTGCATCATTAATTATTTGTAATACAGTATCATTAAGTAATGTTCAAGGTAATCCATCACCTGCCCCCGCACCAATACCCGCATCCCCAACACCAACGATTACACCAACTAAAACAAAAACTCCAACACCAACACATACATCAAATTTAGCTCAAGCAACATCTACACCAACCCCAACAAATACACCAACAAAAACAAAGACTCCAACACCAACAAAAACAAAGACTCCAACACCAACACCAAGTACAACCTCGAAATCAATAAAACCAACATCAACACCAACAAGAACCATTACCCCAACTAAATCACAAGTTTGTACTTCACCAAACATATTATCAGCAGTTTATTTAGGTGGTGACCAATTTTATGTAACTTGGGAGACTACTACAGGTAATTGTAACATTGTTACTTTATATTATTCTTTTGATGATATAACATATTCATCAAGTACCTTTGGGTGTGGTCCGTCAGTGACAATAGCCGCGTCAGGATATTTGACAGGTCCATTATATTTATACACATTAATTACTTGTACAGGAGGAGGTACCGCATCTCCTTCAAAAGTATTTACAACAACCGCAGTTGCAGTAACTCCAACAATTACCCCATCAAACACCCCAACAAAGACACCGGCTAAAACATCTACCCCAACAAAGACACCAACCGCAACTTTAACTTTAACACCAACAAACACTGTCACACCTTCAATTACACCAACAAATAACCCAACACCAACAGTTACAAGAACAAGTGTATCTTTTAATACACCAACACCAACACCAACAAAAACTGTAACCCCTTCAATCACACCTACAATTACTCCAACAACATATACCACATGTCCATTACAAGTTTATACTGTATACACTAACGACCCATCGTATTCACAATATGATGGAGTTTATAATTTAATAAGTGAATGGAATGGACAATCTTATTATTGGAACTCATCAAGTCTAAATGTAATTTATTATAATACAGGGACTACAAGATGGTGTTTATCACAAACTTTAGATGGTCCATGTGTATTAGAAGGTAAGAGTCCTTGTTTTAATAAATGTCCTGACTTATGTGATGACATATTATATATAGGTCTTGTAACACCAACACCAACACCATCCGATATTACATGTTCTGATTTTTGGTTTGAAGCACAGTTTGAGTGTTCCGTTGATGGTAGTGGGTCTTACCCAGGATTGACTCCAACACCCACATTAACACCTACGGTAACTTCAACACCTACGTCTACTCCAACACCCACACAATATTGTTCAGGTAAATCAGTTGACGTTTCCGCAACAACAATAACTATATCTACCTCACCAACTCCAACAAAAACACCAACACCGACACCACTACCGTTTGACGTACCAATTGCCGGTACTGTTACTTATAACTCGTTTGAACAATTTTTGTTATGTCCAATCTCTAAAAAATTAGTAGATTGTAATTCTGACCAAATATTTTATGTTACAGGTAGTTTAGGTGAAGTCCCAATTGGAGCAGTAGTATCAGTTTATATTAATAATATTAGTTACTGTGTAACCTATGTTGATGTTGTTAGTACCGCACCAACACATTCACTAACTTCAGTGGCATCTGTTGATTTATTAAATTGTGTATTCTGTACACCAGGTATTAGTCCTTCACCGACTCCAACGTATACTCCAACACCAACTCCATCCTCAACATTAACACCAACTCCATCATTACAAGCTTACACGTATATTTATAGAGTTTGTAGAAGTTATCCACTAAGTCCAATTATAGTAATACAAACACAACCAGTTCCAAATGTATCATTAGGTCAAGGATTCACATCTCAACCAACTTCGCCTTCACAAGGTAAGAAAGTAACATTTATAAATGTAATTCCAGGTTGGAGCCCTAACTATCCTGCAGATATTGTACACACAGGTAACTATTTTGGGGTAGCATCGAATATATCTGACACACCAAACTGTCCTCCATCGACATAATAAATCGTAGTTTACACAACACATTAAATAAAAAAAGGGTCCTATTGGACCCTTTAAAATTTATTAATGTTTTTTTATTTTGAATTAAAATAACTTAAAACAACAGTATATGCATCTGTCATATCAAAGTTCTCTTTCTTTAAAGTATTGTTTCGAGTATATAACCAAGTTATTTGTGGTTCACGTTTCGCAACTAATTCCCAAATAACTTGTTTCTTATCGATGTCTTTCGGATACCCACCAAATAAAACAAATTTACCTTTATCATTTTCTTTAACCAATTCAGGAAATGCGTTTTTTCTAGAGTTATATGTAGATATGTATTCAGGTACTATACCTAACACATCATAAACCTCTTTAGTAATTAAAGTATTATATCGTAATAAAGTACCAATTGTGTAAACATTATTAGAATTAAGTAATGGTTCCTCAATAACAACTTTAACAATACCTAAGTTTTTATATTGTTCTAATTTTATTTTAAATAAATCAGATTTTTTTAAAAGCTCTTCTATTTTATCCTCAGATTTTGGTTTTGGTTGTGGGGAAATATGAGTTAATTCCAATAACTCTTTAGTTTGTAAATCAAAAAGTGCCCAACCTATTGTTTTGGTAGACACATCTAATCCTAATATTTTAGGATTGTTTTTAAGTTCTTTTTTTGACATTAAAAATCGTATTTAATCATTATCTGCTGTATACCACTTCTTTGAGTGGGTCTTTGCATTTTTGATATAAAAATAAGGTCATTCTCAGAATCGTAAAGACCGATTTCATTAAAATATGGAGTTAATGAATTATTCCAAGATGGATTACTACTATTCATAAACATACCCGAAGGTAAATTAATCCTATATTTCATTTCGTATATTGTAGCTTGGATATCTGTTTCAATATTTCCATAAAAATAATATTCATCTCCAAAATTTAATTCCCCTGTACTTCCAACAGTCGGTAAGTAAAGAACACTACCCATGTCATGTGTTGGTGCGTTATCATATAAAGTAGATGTAATTGTAAATGTACTAGCCGTTAGTCCTTGAGGTGTGATATACCCGTTAACTGTATATCCACTTAATTGGTCAGTAAAATCAATTTCTTTCCATAAATTTGGATTCGGTCTATCTCCAGTAGTAACTTTCTGAGCAATCACATAAAATTCCTCGGCAACGAAACCAACAATCCCGTCAGTGTTCATACATCCAAATTCATTACCAAAAATTAATGAAACATCCATAGAATAATTAGTACATCCACTTGTTGGTCCTATAATTTGTTGGTAATATTGACAATGTAATGAACTAGTGAAAGTTGAATTATTATAGAATCCATATGACACCCATAATGTTTCTGTCTCCGCACTTAATACTCCGTCACTATTTATATCCCCATTACATATATTAGGAGCAGTTAATGTTAATTTTGGAGCAGGTAACGTCCAATTCCTATTCGATTTATATGATAGTATCGCAATTATTTCAGGGTCATCAATTACAACCAATTGGTCATCAGGGAATACTTTACCAATTCTGCTAGGTAAACCTGTAGATGTTGAATGATTATCCCATAAAGTATAATATCTAATACCAGGGTTATTCATATCTGAATTTTTTGACGATAATAGTAATCCTTGTTCCATAAATCCTCCACCATTTACAGGTGGGTCAATATAAAACGTTTCACCTGAACAACAATTAGTACCCTTATGCCACATTACTGTAGGTATATGTAATTTAAAATTTCTAGCTTGTCCCGTTTCACCTGGATTATTCACGTCGTATTCCTCAACCGCAAATTTTTCACCGTAAAAATTATTAATAGATTGATTAGTGAAATGTATTACCGCGATAGATTTTTGTTCTTCAGGTGTCACTATTATTTTTTCATTATACGAATTATAATAATAAACATCAGTAGTTGCTGATTGTCCTAAAGAAGACATGTAACCTAAATATTCTTTAGTCCCAATATAGTCTTTTGAATTATAATAATTATAATCTTGGTATATTGCATTATTTAATCCCGCAATACTTTCAGACCATATTATATTCATATTCCATATAAGTGAAGAAATTTGGTCAGTATAACATAGTGATTCATAATTAACAACATCATCATTCCAATGTCCAGCCGGAGTTATTGTATCATATAACTCAGTCATACCTGAAGGGTATACCATTAATCTAGAATTTGCAGTAGTTGTAATATTTGTAAAATTAACACAAGGTCTATCTAAACCAATTAAATTGCTACCTGAATCATAATAAGTAACTCGATATGTTAGAGTAGGGTAACAAGATTGATAACATGAACAAAGGTCCGTTTGATTATAAAAAATTGTTATTAAATCACCAATCTCAATAGTTCCATTTGCAGTAGTATCACACGCCAATGGATTTGAGGAAGCTTCTACTAATATACCACCGTCAAGTAGTGTTGTATCAGTATCAAACTCGCTATTAATAGTATACGCTGAACAAGGTTGTACATACCAACATGTTGAGTCTCCAGAAAAAAACCCTCTAGGTTCCGCAGTATTATATATTGATACATATTCAGATTCCATGTAAGGTATACCATATGTGTTACCTGAGGTACCTTGCATGTAATATGGGTATTTAATATAATTTTTAGTAGATTGAGGGAACCCTGTATTATTTTGAGCATTATATGGTGGCATCAAAATTTTTGAAGTGGTTGACACTGAATTTGTAACACCGGTATAAGATACCTCACTATCCCCTACTTGGAAATACTGTATATTTAAACTACCTTGCGATATCTTTCTTCTCCCAACATCTGTAATTCTAGTTGAAATTAAACCTGATGTATTTTGTAAAATATAACCCATATATAATAATTATCAAAATCTAAATTTTATTACCCTCCAAAAAATTGTTGACCTAAATTAACTGAAACTTGAACTATGTCATTACCTATCGATACTGTTGAACAAGGTGCGTTATAAAGTTTTATGTTTCTTAATTGGTATTTCAATAAGTATTCATACTTTTTATTACAAGGAAATACACCATTTGGTTTATTACCTATTAGTATTGAATGATTGAATGATAAATCGTATGTATCGGTACTAATCATTTGTAGACCATTATACATATCAACATCTAATACAATTGTTTTACCTGATAGGGCTCCTTTACATCCCGCTAATGGGAAATTAGTAATACTCTGAGGTTGTACCACAGGTGTCTGTAATATTGAATTTTTTTCAACTGAATTACTTGTTCCCCAATTATAATAGTCTGAAGAATTATATTGAGGTGATTGGGTTATTTGACTTGTAAAACTTAAATCAAATTCAACAATAACACCGCTAGGTAATGATGGAGTGATTGTAATTTGTGCTAATCTACCATTTGTAATAGTTGTAGTATATATCGAAGATGGATTAGATGTCCAATTTGTAGTTGTGTAGTTCCCTGTTGGGTTACCAACAAAATTAACACTTATAACATAATTTTGATTTGCAATTTGTGGTACTGTTACACCAACATTAGATGTATTACTGTTATTATCCATAACATACAACGTGTAATTTCCTGATACCAAATTATTAAATAATGGAGAATTTTGATAAGTAATGTTATCAATTGAATATGTATACGGTGAAGAACCTCCGTTCGCAGTTGATAAAATACTTCCATTGTTAGTACACGCACCGTTAGCCGTATATGTCAATGCCAATGGTTGAGACGAACAAGTACCCTCAGTTACTATAACTGGTCCATTTACTGTATTTCCAGCACCTAAGAATGTCCAACCATTATTAGGTATCGATGACGTTGTTGTTGTCCTTAATTGAGGAGTTTGGCTACCACACATTACTAATCCAATGAATTCCCAATAACTACCATTATGTAATATGAAATATTGTCCATCTTCAGAAATCCAAGAGTAATGAGAATTGTATGTTCCATTATTAATAAATGTAATCAAATATGACTGTTCACAGTATGTAAATGACATACATAGATTTGGAATTACAGGATTACTTCCCACACTTCTTGATGGAGTCATAGTTGGCGTAGTGGTAGGAGTAGTGGTCGGTGTAGGTGTCGGAGCATAAAATCCACAAGTAGTTGTGGATGAGAAATCTCCGTAATAATCTGTAACCACCGCAGTATAAAATCCATAACTAACATTATTTAAAGTTTGTGAAGTTTGACCATTAGACCACTGTATTGTATATGGTGGTGTACCTCCTGTTATAAATAAAGATAATATACCGTCACTTGATGTTGAGGTACTTGGTTCTTGAACTGTCTGACATTGTACCTCCATTGGATAAATGGTAATAATATCACATTCATTTCTACCTGTAATACGTAAACTTGCGGTTATTTCAGGATATGGAGTTCTAGATACTGAAACAGTTGGTGTTATTGTCGGAGTGACCGACATTGTAGGTGTGACAGTTGGAGTTCTTGTAACAGTTGGGGTCGGTGTAAATCCCATACTTTTAGTTGGGGTAGCCGTTCTTGTTGGTGTTGGAGTTTTTGTTTTTGTTGGTGTTGGAGTTTTTGTTTTGGTAGGGGTTAAAGTAGGAGTTCTTGTAACCGTAGGTGTTGGGGTTGGGGATGTTGCACAACAAAATCCAGGAGCTTCGGAACAATTATTAAGTCCATTTAAAACTATTTCCGCAGTATCCGCACCATAATCATAACCTGAAGATGATGGACCTATTAAATTTTCAATTACAAAACAAAAACTTGGTCCTTCAACAGTATTAATATACCACATCTCACCAACCTGTCCTCCACTTGGCATGTTGATGATATATTGAGCTCCGTCACAACAACTAACAACTAAATAATTATATGGTGGTACAAACATAATTTTCTATATAATAAATAATACTAAATAAGTTTTATGAAAAATAAATCCATTATGGTTTTACAGTTACAGTCCAATTGTATGGGGAATTTTTTAGGGCCAAATAATATGGGTTAGATAAACCACCTGTCGGGGATTCAGGTTGTGGGATTGACGTTCCAGTAAATAATAAAGTTTTATTTGTTAATGTATTAGCGGTCGCCAATTTATAAAAATCCTCAAGTAAGAAATCTACCGCAGCCGTTTTTAAATCTGTCCTATAGAAATATCCGTAAGTAAACCCTGTCAGAGCCGAAAAAGAATTAGTCCATCCTGATAAATTAGTAGAAAGAGTGATATTAAAATTTTTCAGAGTTTTAGGAAAATTTCCTTGTATAAAATCTGACGAATCTTTAAAACCAGTTGAGTTCAAAGACAGAGTTACTAAATTTGTAACCGCACTTAAATTAGTCGCAGCACTTAAAGTCAAATTAACACCTAAATTAATATTAGTCGCCCCTGTCATTAATCCAAAATTAATATTAGTAAGATTATTATTATTAAAATCGATTGTTCGTATTGAAGACGGGAAGGTCTTAGTCCATCCAGTTAATCCAACTCTACTTATATCAAAAGAATTCAAATTTGTAGAACCTGTCAATTCTTGAGACCATTCAGGTATATAGTTACCAATCACAAATTGATTTTCGATTGAGAAGGTCACTAAAGATGTTGGAATATTACTAGTATAACCCGTTAAATCATTATTTTGTAATTCTAATGTTTGAATGGAGTTAGGAAAAATTGGGGGGATTGAAGTTAAATTATTATTATTAAGAGATAGTGTAACTAAACTTGTGTTTCCTGAAATTGAATTAAGGAATGAGGTGAGACTATTTTCACTAAAATCTATAGTAACTATTGACGTTGGGAAATTTTTAGTCCACGCAGTTAGTCCAACAGAGTTAGCCAAAAATGTTTGTAAATTTGTCGCTCCCGTAATTTCAACATTCCAAGTAGGTAATGAAGGGTTCCCAGTCCCTTTATTAATATTAAAGTAATTCATGGACGTTGGGAAATTAGAAGTATACCCTGTAAAATAATTACTATGAGCGGTTAGGTCAGTGATAGAATTCGGAAGTATAGGTGGTAGTGTATTTAATTGGTTTCTATCAACTCTTAAATTGGTCAATGATGTGCAACCTGATATAGTTTCAGTAATACTTGTTAAACTATTGGTATATAAATTTAATTGTGTCAAACCTGTATTATTTGACAAATCAGGTGAGAAATATCTAAATGAGTTTACACCTAAACTAAACCCTCCCTGTTGTTGTTCCATATCAATTCTGGAAACTTGTGTTGGGAAATTTGTTGTCCACCCTGTAAAACGATTTGCATGTAAGTCAATCCTTGAAACCGTAGTGCTTGAACTTAATGGTTTTATAAAATTAATATCACTTAATTGTCCATTATCATATATGTAAATAACACCTCCGCTTTGAGGTGGGGCAAAGTTAAGATTTGTCAAACTCGAGTTATTTGTGATAACAAGTGATGCGGGTCGTGAAGTTGTAGTATATCCCGAATAATTAATAGTCGCCGAAGTAAAATTATTATAACGATAATAAACATTCTGTAACTGAGTAATAGATGTTGGATTTAATATTTCAAAATCAAAAGTAGTTGCCGAGTTGTATTGATAAGTAAAAACATCAAAGGCGTTTGTCAATGCAAATTTAAAAGTATCGACAGTAGAATTAGTGATATATATTCCGTCTAAACTAGTAAATGCAGTAAAGGTATAATCATTCACAAAAATTTTAGATATTTTATCAACATATATATCCCTTAAACCGTCAGCGGAATTTGGAAAAGTAGGTGAACCATATCTTAAATCATATATTGTTGTAATATAATCTGAAGGTACATAACTTTTACTTAATGCGACTAAATTTGTAGCGCCAGTGTAAGAAGGGTTAGTAATTGAATAATTTAACGGAGCTGTCCCATCTCCAAAATCTACCGTAAATTTACTATTTAATTTAGCGTTTAAAGTTATTGACTGAGGGTTCGCTCCATTAATATTTTGAACTTGGAAATATGGAGGTACAGGTACTGATTTAGTAGGTGTTATAGATGGAGTAATACTTGGTGTAATTGTTGGTGTCGGTGTCGGCCCTACAGAAGTGGCAGTTGGGGTAGGTGTTGGTGTAGGTGTGGTAGGTACAAATTGAATTTCTTCACAACCTTCTGAACTTTGTACTGAAACAATCACAAATGGTAAACCTGACCAATCGGATGGGACATCAACATATATTGTTGGAGGTACATATGATAACTCATATGCCGCAAGAAAACAATTATTATTGTTATTATCGCAAACAGTTATCTGATAGGGTGGGGTACCGCTTATATTTGGGATTGTTATGTAGCAACTCATTCAAATATAAATACCAATAAACTACATATTTTTAGGGTACTTAAAAATCTCGTTATACCACCCATAATTATTATAAATCCAATCACAAATATCTGAACCTAAAATTTTTTGAGCATCCGATGGTAATAACTCTAAAGTCTTTTTTATCTTATGGTCCCCAAAAATACCATACACTTCATCATCTTCTTTTGTTATTTGTTCAATGTTTTCAAAATCATGTTCAAAATAAGGTATTTCAAAATATTCATAAATTTTTCTCATGATTAAATCGGGATACAAACATAAATCCTCATACTTAACAAACATCATATTTTCATTAATACCTTGTCTGAAAATTTCTTGTAGTCTTTCAATCGCCATACCAACAGGTTGTGAGTTTGCCCATATGTCTATTCTTTTAGGTGTTGATGTTCCTTTCAAATCCGAATGATTTACAATCCCAAAATCTTTGTGCTGATTTTTTCTAAAGTTTTTTTCCATAGAGGTATAGATATCTCTAAGGTCTCTCACCATACAAACAACTTTTGGTTTATCAACAATTTGTTGTAAAAATCCATAATGGACACCCCATCCTCTACTTTTATCAACCACATATTTTTTATCAGTAATACTTTCATAAAAACCAGTTAACCCCTCTTTACAAAAAGATAAAAATGCGTTTTTCATAAGTTCAGGGTCCTGAGCTTTGAATTCAGGTGAATTACTATAGTTTGCTCTAGCCGCGTACACTAACTCTAAAACACCACTTGTTGGTGTTGCGTATATGTCAGGGTTTTGAGCTAAAATGTTTTGTAGTAGAGTACTACCTGCTCGTGGTAGTGAACTCTGAAAAAATAATCTTTCCATTTTTAATATATTTTTTTTACTGATTCCCAATATTCTTTTTTTCCATATGATGTACAAATTTCTTCACCTGGCTCAATATCTTTAACCGCAATAAAATAATACATTCCATTATCTGAATCACATGTCCATGTTGCATTATTATCATCACTATGATTGTAAATACACCCATACCCAAGAGGTATTGCGTACTTTATTGGAGATGCCCCACAAGGATATGAGAAACGATATTTTAGTAATATATCATCGTTTGACCCTAAATCTGTTTTGAAAAAAATTGAATAACAGGTTTCAATTATTTCATCTTTTAATATTTTTTCAATCGCGAAAACCCCAAATCCGTGAATTGGGGACGATTTCACTTCAATTTTATTTGGTATCGGGATGTTCATTGTTACTTAAAGAATTTAATATGTTCTCAATGTCAAACATTTCAAACTCATCATTATATGGGAATTCCAAAGGTTCTCCCATTATGTTAAACTTGTTTAAATATGACATTTTTAATTCTGGTTTTTTTGTGAATTGGTTTGAAACAATATTTTTATTTGTTTCATATCCAAATACTTTTGGTGAGTTAACAATCCACAAAACTGTGGATTCTAATTTTAGAGCTCCCGCAACATGTTGACCAAAACTATCCATAAAAAATCTTTTATTACTTATCGCAATTAAAGTTGCAACTGACCTAAAAGTATCAGTGACAGGGATTGTATTAGCGAAAGATGGTTGGTCTTCTCTTTTCAGGTGAAAAATAGTGTAACCATATTTAAATTTTTCAATCACACTTTCAACAATATGGAATGGAATGTCACGAGCCCAAGAGTATTTCAAATTTTGTTCAACCCCTCCATTAGTTTGAATAACCATGATTGGTTTATCAGTTGTGTATTTTCTTGAAAAGAAATTAATCTCTCTCTCAGTTAGATATATGTTTGGTTGTTCACCATTATATTCTAAATCAAATAGTTTACACCAAGTTTCAATTAAATGTTCTGTTTTATTAATATGGTTAGTTTCAAGGTATGGGTCATGAGCCAAAAGTTTGAATTCTTTATCTTCAATATAGTCAGAATAAAAATAAGAATGTTCACCAAAATTAAACGCTCGGTCAACATGTGGATTGTTTAAGAAAACATCAGGATATCCTGAGACAACAATAAGTTTAGAATTTGGGTATTTTTTTTTAATTACTTCGGTAACTGCGGTTGCCAAAATACATTTACCTATACCACCATTAATTTGGAAAATTATATTCATAATCAAAGCTTTGATTAAAATATAAAATATGTATTAGTTATTGTGAAGATGAATTTTTAAGTAATTCAATTTCTTTTTCAAGTTTTTCAACTCTTAATATTGTTTCTTGTAATGATTTAACTGTTAGAGATAAAATACCATCATAATCTAGTCCGTATGTTCCGTCTTCTTTTTCACCATCGCCAAGCACTAATTCAGGGTATGCAATAAGTACATCTTGTGCTACAAAACCGTGTCTTGTTGTACCACTATAATCTTTATATTCAAATTTAACAGGTTTTAGATTTAAAATATGTGGTGTGATTTCATCATTAATATACTGAACATTTATTTTTCTTCTTAAATCGGATGTTCCACCTCCTGGTGTACTTAATACTCCGGCATCCGTAAGTGAGAGTATAATTGTACCATAAGTGCTGTTAACGACTTCAAGTCCTCCTGTACCATTCACTCTAAAAGTTTTATTTGGGTTTGTTGCACCTCCTGAGTTATTGGTAACTCTAATAAAATCTATGTAACTAGCGCCTCCGACTGTTCCACTTCCACAAAATGTGGTTAACGCTCCTACGGAACTACCGCTTATAGTTATACTTCCTTTTGTTCCTGAAATAGTACCAACAGAACCGCTAAAACTTGGAGAGTTAACTGAAGTGGTTCCACAAAAATTATTAGAATAGAATGTACATGCCACAGAAGCGGTTAATCCACATCCAGCAGCGAATGAAAAATTAGACGACACAGTATTTCCACTACCTCCAACAATACCACTAAATTGACCTGTAACCGAATTACACCCTCCTCCACCAACAAATGAATTTAAATTAGATATCCTATTACAGAATCCACCATTAATTACTGAACAATCACTACCTGAAGTAACCGCATTACAAATACCACCACCAATAAATGAGTATGAAGTATGACCAGAATTATTAGCACCTCCTAAAACAGATGTTGAGAATAAACAAGAAATATTATTTAAACCTCCTCCTAATACTGAATAACACCCATTTGATATCCCTTGATACCCCCCTCCTAAAAACGCAAAGTCACAACACGCAGAATTTTTAAACCCTCCACCAATTGTCGTACTTTGTCCTGAAATAACATTACATTGTCCTCCACCAATAAAAGAATAAGAACAACAACTTCTATTACATTGTCCTCCACCAATAAATGACCAAGCACCTATTGTACAATTTAATTCACCTCCAACTACAGTAACATAATTACCTGTAAGTCCTGAGTTTCTAAGACCACCACCTATAAATCCTGCAACACTTGAATTAGTATTCAAACATCCCCCGCCAATAGTTGAATATTTACTACTTGAGGTGTTACCACATCCTCCTAAAACCGCACTATAACCTCCAGAAACAGTATTTGAAATCCCACCTAAAATAGATGAATAAGAACCAGTATTAATAGTATTCCCTCTTCCACCAACAATTGAAGAATAGCTTGATGATACTGTGTTACAAGCTCCCGCACCAATAAATGATGTCCCACCACTATTAGAGTTACAACTTCCAGCACCTATAAATGAATTACCTCCTGAACCAATATTACAACATCCTCCAACAACAGTAATTAAAAATGTAGAAACGTTAGCACTTATAATATTACAACACCCACCACCAATAAATGAAGATGGTCTTGAAACTATATTATTTCTATTACCACTTACAATAGTAGAATAACAACCACTATTAGTATTACCACTTCCAACAAGTATTGAGCCGTAATATGCTAAATTACAAATACAGTTACCAATTCCATTAACAACAGTTGAGTAACACGCATTTAATGTATTACCACTACCATTACCCACAAATGACCAATCAGCATTGTTATAATTACAATAACCGTTAACAACCGTTGACCCGCTTCCTGTCGTATTATTTTGAAATCCATTTCCAATAAATGAAAAAGTTCCTGATGATTGAGTTACAGCACCTGATGGTGAAAATACTAAATTGTTCCAATCAGGTGTACCTCCACAAGTTCCGTTACCAAAACCACTACCAATAAATGACCAAACACCTGTCAAATTTTTAGCTGCCCCACATATTCTGTTTGATGTCCCTCCACCAATAAACGAATGAGATGAAAAACAAATAATATTACTATTTCCATTTATTATTGATGTATAACCCGACGTTGTAACATTATTATGACCTCCCATAACATGACTACCATTACCAACAAAACCGTAAGTCACATTATTAATCTGATGTCCAAATCCATTAATAACAGTGGTCGCGTAACTACCACAAACAAAACTATTAGTACCTCCAATAATTTGATTATAAGAACATCCTTTATCATTACCATCAATAATTTGAGAGCAATTGGTGTTCATTTGTAATGAAAAAGTATTACGCCAAATACAAGATGATGTTGAATTACCGATTAAATTTGAGTCCCCACAAATCCATCCCCCACATTTACCAACGTTTCCATTATTACTTATTATTGTTGAGTGTGAACCACATATAATACTTCCCCCATAGGTAAATCCTTTACCGGCATTAATAATTGCGGAATAATTACCACTTATAGTATTAGAGTTACCATTACCTATATAAGAGCTACACCCCGAAACAATATTGTTATAACCATTAGAAATGAATGACCCTGTTGTGTTTGCTGATAATGTATTACCACTACCATTACCTATAAATGAGTATGTTGACGTATTAATTGTATTACCACTACCATTAATAATACTTGAAAAACAAGAGGTTTTACCACATATGTTATTCAAACATCCATTAGTGATGGTGTTAAAAGAAGCTCCTTGTGATAAATTACATATACCATTAATTACACTACCATATCTTGATGAGACAGTATTACCAATACCGTTACCAATTAATGATGAAACAGACGATGAGGTATTTCCGGTACCATTAATAATTGAACCATAGATATTACTAGTGGTATTGTTCCTACCACCCCCTATAAAACTATATGACCCACTTGTTGTGTTTTTATACCCTCCACTAATAGTTGATGAAATAGAACATGCGGAATTACAACATCCATTTAGGATTGTTGTAAACGTTCCAAGGGAACTTACTAAATTATTAAATCCGTTTAAAATATTTGATGTATCACCTAAAACCCTATTTAAACATCCATTACCAATAATTGTATACGCAAATTTTGAACTTGCTCCTGATAGAATGTTTGAACATCCCGCTAAAATTACACTATTACTTGTATTACCCGTATTTGAGGAACCATTTAATATTGTAACATTCGCAAATGAAGGAGTGATAATATTTGACTGTCCGTTAAGTATTGATGACTGATTTCCACAAGAACAGTTTAAAGTACCACCACCAATAAACGAAGTACAACCTGATACAATATTTCGGTATCCCCCTGATATGGTTGAGTAAATTCCTGACGAGGTATTAAATCTACCACCAACTACTGAGCTATAAGAACCACAAGAAAAGTTTCTATACCCTCCTGATATGGTTGAATATATTCCTGATGAAGTATTACATTTTCCGCCAAGAACAGATGAACAAGCTCCATAAGCACAGTTATTAATACCCCCACCAATTGTTGAGGTTAGTCCTGTTGCTGAGTTTGAACTTCCTCCTCCAATAAATGAACAAGTTCCAACAGCATTATTACCAGTACCTCCAACAACCGCACTATGAGTTCCACAAGAATTGTTTTTATAACCACCTAAAATTGATGAACATCCTCCTACCGCACAGTTAAAATAACCACCACTAATAGTACTAAAGTCACCATACGAAATATTTTTATAACCACCACCAATAGTTCCTGAGCTACCTGTGACACAGTTTACTTGTCCACCTGCGATAACACTATTAACAGATGTTCCGGTATTTAATTGTCCCCCTCCAATAAATGAAGAAGGTCCGTTTGAATAGTTTTTATACCCCCCACTTACGGTCGCACACCCTCCATTAGCCCAATTACACTTACCACCCCCAATTATGGATGAGTTACCTGAAGCACAATTTATTAAACCTCCTAATACAGAAGAGTAACAACCACTTGAGGTATTTTTATACCCACCACCTACTATTGAATAATCGCAAGTTGCAGTGTTACTATTTCCTCCACCTATTGTCGACCAAAAACAATTTGCAGTGTTAACACTCCCTCCACCTATTGTCGACCCATTTCCATTTGTAGTGTTACCATTTCCTCCACCTATGGTTGATACCGGCCCAATTGACTCATTATCTTCACCTCCACCTATTGTCGACCCATTTCCTGTTGCGCAATTTGTATGCCCCCCTCCAATTGTTGCGTAATATTGAGAACTAATACTATTTACATACCCTCCATTGATGGTATTGAAACATCCATAGATACCTACGTTATTAAGATTAATAATTGGAGTACTATATACATTTGACCCAGTATTCACTGATAAATCCAAACAAGTATACCCCCCACTATATGATGAATTAGTAATATCACCTTTAATTAAATTACCATCATAATTATTAAAAAATTGGACAGTGTCACCATTAGGGTATAACGCTGTAACATCCCCACTAAGATATACTCTATTATAACCAGAATTCGTACAATATAGATTTGAATACGTTATACCCTTACCAATAATATTAGAGACTCCACCATTAATGTTACCAGCATAAGATTTAACAATATTACCTAATCCTCCTAAAATTGAGGAAGCCTGTGATTCAACACTATTATAGTTACCCCCTAAAATTGAGGAGCACACACCTTTACCAGTAACTATATTACATTTACCACCACCAACAGTTGAGTATTCACTACTTGAGGTGTTACCTTGTCCTCCACCTACGGTTGAGTAATAAGAACTTGCGGTGTTACCTTGTCCTCCACCTACAGTTGAGTTATTACCACTTGCGGTGTTTTGATATCCCCCACTTACGGTTGAGTATTTACTACTTGAGGTGTTTTGATATCCCCCACTTACGGTTGAGTTATAACTACTTGCGGTATTACCAACTCCACCACCTACGGTTGAGTTGTAACCACTTGCAGTATTACCAACTCCACCACCTACGGTTGAGTATTTACTACTTGAGTTGTTTTTATATCCACCACCAACAGTTGAGTATTTACTACTTGAGGTGTTACAATATCCCCCACTTACGGTTGAGTTATAGGAACTTGATGTATTACAACGTCCACCACCTACGGTTGAATAAAATCCACTTGATGTATGAAAACCTCCTCCTCCGATTGTTGAAAAATAATTACTTGAGGTGTTACCTTGTCCTCCACCAACAAATGAATAATTACCTGAAGCGGTATTACCTGAACCCGCAAGAGCACCTCCAAAATCACCCGCAGCCGTATTATTAACCCCACATCTTATTGTGGAATTAATTCCTGTACCTGTAATATATAAAGTACTTGCGGATGAGGTACTTCCAGTTGAACCGTATTTTTTCCAAATAGCGGTAGCGTGTGTTGCGCCTCCAACACCTTCAATAGTCGATGCCGTCCAAGCGTTAATGAAGTTTTGACTTGCAACAGTCGTATTATTAATTGTGGTTCCAAAATCATAAAATGTAATTGCAGTAGTTGCAGTTACCGCAGACCATAATGATTCGTAATTATCAATTCTGAATTGGTACACTTGGTCGTCTTCATAGACGTAAGCCAACATACCCAACCTTTTTCTTCCCGAAGATATATTATCAGAATTAAGTGTTAGTACATCAGGTGAAAATACCGCACCAGTCCCCTTTGTAAATTGTATTGGTATGGTATTACCACTATACTCAATTGGTCCAAATGTTGCAGATGGTATTGTATATACTAAATCAGTAAGATTAAATACCTCCATGTACCCACCAACTCCAAGTACTGAAAAATTTGTTCCAAATGTTTCGGACCTTTCAACAGATTGTACTCCATTTAATTGTTCTGAACTTATTGGGTTTTTATATGGGAATGTAGACATATACTATAATTATTAACTTACTGTATTTCCTTTAAAATATATATCGGAAGTATTCAATAAATTAAAGTTTGTTGATGGGTAAGTTGTATAAACCCTATATGTCGTTTGAGGTATTGTAGTTCCACTGTAAGTAAAATAATAAGAATATATTGTTGGTTCAGTATTTACAGTTGTTGGTGGCATAGATGGACTTGATGTACTATAATCAATTTTAGTTTGGTATAATCCATTAGTCATTCCTGTTGGAATCATCCATGTGTACCACGCTTTACCTGAAACAGTGTTTTTATCGACTTTAGTTGTTTTGAAATTATATGCAACAATAGCATTACCAAATGAATCATTTCCACCAGTTGTTTGTGGAACATCCTGATTTATGATTGATGGGAACAATCCTGATGTCCATCCTGAGAAATCGACATAAATGTTTAATTGTTGATTAAATTTATTTTGATTAAGTGCAGGAGCAGTACTATTTGTAAATCCATAGAATGTCTGTGAGTTATCGTACATCCATTGTCCAATATCCGTACTACCACTTTGAGGTTCAATGAATAAGAACGCTTTAGTTGGTGGTAACGGAGATAGTGACGGAGTAACACTAGGAGTATTTGTTGTTGTTGGAGTTTTTGTTTTAGTCACAGTCGGAGTAATGGTCACAGTAGGGGTGTTAGTCGGAGTCGGTGTTGGAGTTTGAGGAGTTGGTGTCGGGGTTGACGTAGGAGTTGGTGTTAAAGCAGTAGGAGTAATAGTTGGTGTAGGAGTTTTAGTTGATGTAATACTTGGTGTTGGGGTATTAGTTGGTGTTGGGGTAGGGGTTTGGTTAGTTGGTGTAATTGTAGGTGTTGGGGTAACAGTTGGAGTATTTGTATTGGTAGGTGTTGGGGTAAACATACTTAGACTACTTTCACTAATACATCCATTCGCATCATAAACCCTTACCACAACTACCGGAGCAGTATTATATGGTGCAGGTACTGATAATACTAACTGTGGAGGTATGTAAGAATCGTAGTACGCAATGGTTTGACAATTAACTTTAAAATAATCACAGACCTCCACTGTGTATGGAGGTACTCCTGTTATGTTATTTAAAGTTATAAGACACATCTATTATGATTGACAATCAATGTCGTATTCTATTTTTAAATCAATAGTTATGTTTAAGTCTTGTAATATATCATAACTTAAATTACAATCTGAAGATATTACGACAATGTTCATAGAAGAATCAATAATAACATTCCCTACACCATAAGCACCGTTTAATGATGATTGTATTGCACTTATAAATAAATCGTCAGTCGGAGCATTAGTTAAAGAATTAGATGTATAAAATTGGGTGGCATACACTTGAGAACCCAATGTCACCTCAACAATAAAATTGGCATAATTTAAAATACAATTTGACCCATTAGTCAAATCTAAGTATCCTTCATTATACATTTGTATTATTCCTCTTTTTTGATTTGAGGTTTCGGTAAAAGTCTGTTGACAAATGTTAAAAACTTGATAAGAAGAACTAACTAAACTACCACAACTTACTGAGACTGTTTTAGTTAAAACACAACCATTATTATCTGTTAAAGTTAAACTATATAAATCACTAGTTAATCCTGTTAAATAAATGCCTTCCTGAGTACCAATAGAGATAAACCCATCGATAGTACTTGCGCTCCAATAAAAATCAAATGGTGGGATTCCTGAATTTATAATTGCACTTGCAGTACCTTGAGCACCTGTACCACATCCTGTCGAATACAAATCAAAATTAACTTCAGATTGATTTGTTAAAACGCTTGTTGCCGTTTGTGTACATCCACTTTCATCCGTAACAACAATTGAATAGACTCCAGTTGTAAGTGAACTAAAAGTATATGAAGTGTCATTTGTCGGTCCATAACTTTCAATACCCACTAACTCATATGTAAAAGTTGTAGAATTTATTGGTGTGATATCAACCGTTATAAATCCGTTATCAGAATTACAAGTAGTATCAATTGAACTAACATTAATTATAAAGTCATTTGATTGTTCAATAGTGTAGGTATCGGTGTATTCACAACTTCCTAAATAATCAGAAATAGTTAACGTGTATGTATCGGCAGTTAAATTTGTAAACTGATAATTGTTTACTTGTGTAATAACAGTATTTGAAATACCATTACTATCCTCTAATGTATATGTAAATGGTGAGTTACCTATTAAATTAACTGATAATGAACCATATGATGTACATGTCACATTGTTTGTAACAACAGATATCACATTAAAATTACCCTCCATTGGGACTTGTATATCTTGTGAAAAATTACAAAGAGCCAAATCAACTATTTGTACTGTATATGTGTTAGCAGCTAAGCCTGAAAAAGTATACGTCGTAGAATAACTTATTGCCGAGTCACCATTTGATAGTATGTAATAATACGGAGGAGTACCTCCTGAAATATTTAATGTCACAGTACCATCATTTGAGAGACAAGATGCTTGTGTGGATGTATAAAAATTTAACCCTAAAGGCGGTACTGTATTAATTATTGCGGATTTAGTTACTTGACATCCAGTTGAGTCCGTAACTATCACACTATAACTACCCGCGGACAATCCACTAACAGTAGTTGCAGTAATACTTGCGTTCGGTACATTTGACGACCATTCGTACAAAAATGGAGGTTGTCCTGTATTACCAGTAATAGTAAGTTTTCCGTATCCATTATTACATGATGAAGCATTCGCAACAAGTAACCCAAAATCAAACTCTGAAGAATTTCTTATAATACAAGTTTGACTTGAACACTGACATCCACCATAATCAAAAAGTGTTACCTGATATGTTCCGGCAGATAACCCATCAAAAAATGCCGAAGTTGAAACTTGAGGATTTGAATATAAGGGTGGAGGTGCCTCTTGAGTCACAACAGTAGTTAGAGCACTTGTAACATACACACCTTCTCGATATAAATAAACTGTACCATACGAAGGAGCGTAAGCGGTAGTGGCCGTTAATGAACCATTAGGTAAATTACATGTAGTATCTTGAACATCTATTGAAACACAACATCCTGTGTTAATATAAAAATTAATGTTAGTTGTGTTATTTACCGGAATTGATTGGTCACTTACATAAAAACTATAAGACCCTCCTGATAATGAAGTTATCGTAGTTGCACTACCAACCAATACAATTGGTGATAATGCAGGTGATAACCATGTTATAGTATAATTAGGGGTACCTCCAAAAATTGTAAGTCCAACCGCACCTGATGAATTGCTTTGACAGTCACCTGTGATTTGTAATTCATAATTTAACGTTATCGCCATTAATTACATGCTAATGAAAAGTTTATACCCACGTTTAAATTAAACGTTTGGTTTAAAAAATCTTGCCCACAATCCAAATTCTGTACATACAAAATAGAATTACTTATATAATAATTTAAATTATAATTATTAAGTTGTGGTAAATAAGTCTGTAAAGCACTTACCCATTGACTTTGTGTTGGGAATGAATCACTATTATTTAATCCATACCCATCAAAAAATGATTGTTGGATTAATTGATTTCCTCCTACATTTATATCAACATACCACGTACTATATAAACTATTTAAATCACAATCATTAAATGTCAATCCAATTTGACTTAAATAATTATTTAATGTCTGATACAATACATCCGCAAATGAAGGTACTGAAGTTAATCCATTACTCCATGGATATATTGAACAACTAATTGTTTCGTAATTACAATCATAAGAAAACAATGGTCCCGTAGCATTACAAGTTTCACACGGTATTGGTATAATCTCACATCCTTGTTGTCTTCGGTATACGTATTTTTGTCTATGAAATACTGAATTTTCTAATTTAACACCAGTATTCCAAATCGTTGTTGCGGGAACCATTTGTTCCACTAATCTAATCCAATAGTCCCCTAACCCTTCAACATATTCAATTAATTTTTCATACGTGAATTGATTTGTTGGTATATTAACGGTTTCATTAGATAGTAAGTATTGCCAAAATATAGATTGTAATTTAGGATATCCTCCTGTTTTACCATCAGAGATAAATAATCTATCTCTAACATTTATCATATTCTTTATAAAATCTTGAGCAAATTCAAAAAATGTCTTTTTTTGAGGTTTAGGATTGATTACTGTTCTGTCAAATTCAAACCCACAATAAACTAAACCGTTAACTCCAGTACCCGCACTATAATTACAGTCACCAAGATTAAATCCATTTAATAAGTTTGCGGAAGAAAAATTAGGTAATCCGGTACTTGGTATTGGATAATTTGAAGTTTGGGAAATATACCAAACGTCGTATAACAATCCTTGTGCGGGGTTTAAATATAAATCAACATTTTTAACATTAATAACCAATCTATCATCTCCAACATAATAATCTGAATTAAATCCAGCGTCAGAATTTTGTCGACTAGTATCTGTAGATACCCAACTTTTTCTATTGTCTTTAGTTTTCTGTAAACCAAATCCAAGATTTAAATAAGGTAAATTTTCATATCTTTGCAAATATGGTAACCCATAAGTGAATGGAGATAATTGAGTTTGTACATTAAAATTTTGTCCTGTAAAAACACTTGTAGTATAGTTTATAATTTCCGAACTTCTATGAACAGGTGTAGATTCAAACCACCCCGCACCTATTTGAAAATAATAACTTTCACTAGGTTCTACCATTGATGGATAACCTTGACTGTCCACAGGGTAATCATTTCTTGTAGTATCAGTTTCAATAACAGTATTTGTTATTGTAAAGGCGGTGTATATATTACCTTGTATTGAATAAGTTGTTGAAGAGTCTAAAACAACTGATTGTTGTATGTATGAACCTCCTGCGATTAATTCGTACCTTTGATTAAACTCATTTATATTAATTTTTTGGTCAGCTACGTAAACAGTCTCGTTAAATTCAACAACTGCGTCAGGAGCCCCGATTAATCTTAATAAACTTTCAATAGATTTTCTTGTACCCTTTGACTTAAATAGATAAGCTGAGTTCATTATCAAATTTCTAAAATATTGATAATTTAATTCATCGGGAGTAGGATTAGAACTTATACCATCAAACAATGGTGTTGGATTTGTTGTAAATAAAGAATCTAAAAAATTGTCATTAGTTATAGGTGAAATATCCGTATTCCACCCTAAAGTTTGAGCCAAATTTTTTAACAACTGTGATGGTATATCATTACCAATATTATAATTAACAGATGTCATGTTGGCCAAAGCATCAATGAAAACTCTTGTTTCATCAAAACTTCTACCATAAATTTTTAAAACTTTATCAACTTTTTGGTCTTGGGTATCAAACTCTACAAGTGAATCGGTAACTAAGAATCTAGCAATTAAATTAGTTTTGTAGCTATCAAAATTTTCAGCAATTTCATTTAACTTTTCTAAATAAACCGTGAAAGAATCAGTTAAAATATCTAAATTCCATTCCCCAAATAATGGCCATGTAACTTTATCTGTAGAATTATACACAGTACCATTATCACTTTCTAAAGGTACTGTAAATTGAGAAGTGTATATTGGGGTTGTTGACCTATCTAAAATAAATTTATCAACATAGTCTAATTCTAAATTAAATACTCTATTAACAACATCATCATTTGGTCTTATAATTAAATAATCATAACTGATTGGATTGTTATCAAATGGATTACCTTCAACAAACACGGTTAAAGTTCCCGCAGTTAAATTACTTGATGGAGTTATATTATTAATTGGATAATTTTCCCCGTTTATAACTAAAATGTAATTAGGATACTCAACTGTTAAATTTCTTAAATCCGATACTTTAATCTCTCGAGATGATAAATTAACAGTCGCATTAGTAGTAAAGTCAATATTAAATGGATTTGATATTGATTCAATATCAATCTCAAATTCTGTCACATTATCATTAGGGTCAAATATTATATTATTTGCAGTAACCCCACTTGTAAAATCAGGTCTATTTTTACTTATCTCTAAAGCCGCAGGAAAATAATTTACAATGTGCTCAACAGAAGAAGAAAGTCTTTTATTAAGAGGTCCATATAACGTAAAACTAGTAACTTCACTTAAATCTATATTTGGAAAAACTTGAAAATTATTTGATAGGATTGACCTACTTTGTTCAATTGTTGTATTTAAACTCTCTAACGAAATTGGATTTGAAAATACTCCAGTCTCAAAAGTTCTATTAGACTTTTCAGTTACTGAAGTCGTAAACTCAAAATTACCTTGAGTAAACCCTCCACCTTGCACTAATTGGAACCCCACCAAATTGTTGGAGAAAGTTCCAGAACCAGCGGCGGTTTGGGGTGGACATGTATACTTAGTAACAGCCATTAAGCGATTATATTATCGTAACTTTTACTGAAATCAATGTTACCATCTCTGTCTTGTCTAACCTCATAAAGAAGTTCGTTAAATTGGTCTCTAATTTCGTATAAGTTATATTGTTTATATATGTTATTACTTGAGTCGTAAATAGTGTAAATACCGTCATCCATTGATTTAGTCTGATTACCGTATAACGCTAAGGCCAGTGTTGAGGCATCGTGTTCAACTATTTCAACATCTAAAGTAATAGGATTAAAAAATGTATTTGTAATTATAATATCTTGACCAGGTACCCCAATATATGGAGTCGCATTTGGTTTATTTGTCGGAGCCGATGATGGAGTTAACGTACAGAAAATCAAATTAGATGCGTTATCAACGTATCGATATCTAACAACTTTTTGTTGTGTTGTTGTTAAATTTTGTGTAACAGGTTCACAATAAAAACTTGAAGTTATGTACCTGAAGAAATTAGGTACTTTTGACCCATCGGTATTTAAGTACTCAACCCTAAATCCAACTAAACCTTGTGTGACAAATTTGTTACGATATTGACTTGGTACATTTGAAATGTCAATTACTATACCTTTAACATTTGGTAATGAAGATAAAACACCACAATCACTTATTTCAGTTCTAATTTGAACAGGTCTTAAATATAATGTATAAATACCTAATTTATTAAATTCATTTGATGGTAACTTTAAATTATATAACCCGCCTAAAATTTCAACATTAGGATTTCCACCTGTGTTATTGTTATTAAAATACGGAGTTAATAAAGTAGACGCATCAAGTTTTTTTAATACAAAATTTTCAGTATAGTCTCTTGATGGGGTATAATGAAGTATTATTTCAACATCCGCGGGTGAAACATCTGATGGTCTAATTGTACCGTATGAACCTATTGCCATAATTAATATTTTTTAATTTTGAAGAATTTATATCCGTATTTAATCAAATCACCCATATTCTGTACCTCACCTAATCTTTGTGTTTTTTCAATACCCGAATCTTTCCCTCTTTCAATAAATACATTTGAGTAGATTTCCGGCTGATTAATTACTCCTAAAAGATACTCATTTTTAGTAATTGCCGATTGAATTAACATTTCAGATGTTAATCCCCTACTTTGTACATACAATATTGTTGTACCATCATTAAAATCATAGTAATCAATATTATTAATTGTATACCCAGTGTATGTACCATTAGGGTCAATTCCAAAAATAACTCCTTTGTAAATTGAATTAATTCCAACACCTGAATATATTGGTTGATTAACTACGTATTTTTGAGGTCCATAAAGAGATAATTCTGAAAGTTGTGATTTTGTACTTGCAGTAACATAAAATGGTACTGAAATATAATTTGAACTTACTTGTTGTGAAATTGTATTTTCAGCATCACCATTAAAAATAAAATTATAACTGACGGGAATGTTGGACCATGAGCCTCCTTGGGGGGTAAATGTCACCTCACCGTAAGGGTTATCATTAGGTATTAATTCATACGGGACATTTACTTTTTTTTCAACTTCAATTATACCCCACGGATTTTTTTGTATTAATTTAATAGTATATGTATAAGGTACTGAAAGATAGGTATGCGAAACAGGTGTTGGAGCAACAACAGAAATAGTTTGTAATGGTGAACCATCACCCCAATCTACTTTATATGTCGATTCTGATAATAATTTTTTCTGACTCATTTCAGATGTGTTAAAGAATTCCACCGCATATGACCCATCTGTTTGTGTAAATAAAAAATTAGTAACGACATCCTTTTGTAATAAATCACCATCAAACCCATCATAATATCCGTAATCAATACCTGTTTGAAATAATGAAATCGGTAAACTTAAATCTGTTAACAACGAGTTTCCGTTTGTACCACCACTTAAAATTTCAGTCATGCCCGATATTACACCATAAGATACGTTATCAACAATAACTGTTCTAACATCTCCGGTAATAACTTCAGGTGAAATTTTATATCTATAATATTGAGTTTCCATTATGGGTTAACATATTCATAAAGATTTATTGGCGAAGTTACTGTACCTATTGCATTATTATTATTATCAAAATATTGATACGTATAATCCGAGTAATCTAAAACAACTTTTAAAAAAGAATACTCATCAGGATTAAAATTATTATTAGTAAATGTCGTTGGATTAATTGTTAAAAAACTTTTAAATTGTCCTTTAGTCCCATCAAAAAATTTAAAACTTACATAAAATTCATTTATGTTTAATAGTGTCGGGTCTGACAAAAAATAAATAAAATAACCTTCTTTATCTTTTAAATAATCTAATTTTAAATATGGTGTCTTTAAATTAACAAACCCATCATTAGCGTACCAACTTGGGAATATCTGTTCTGAAACTATTTCACCTTGTTGTGTGGGTATTATTAATGTAAAAATTATTTTTTGTTTCTTTTTTTCACGAGAATCATAAAAATCTAATTTATAGAAAGAATTTGAAAATGAATTTGTATTATAATAAATCTGTTGGTATTCAAATATTGGTGAGTAACTTAGAACCCATCCATCTGATGGTCCTCCATAAAAATTAAATTTAAAATTAACACTAGATGCGGTATATACAATAGATGGTGGTTTAAATTCAAACCTTGCAATTTCATAATTTTTAGGAGTTCCAATTATTTCATTAACTACCTCATCTTGAATAACTTCAACCCCCATATCTAAACCTAAATAAGTATTGTCTGTTTCGACAGGAAATACTAATTTATATTCATTATTTGTATTTTGTAATATTTTAAAATTATTCACAATCATCCGATATTGGTTGGTTAATAAAGTTTATGTTATTGTTTGCAATGTTTGACCCCTCAGGTAAAATTTTAAATAGAAAATTATTATGTATATAATGACTATTATTTGTAAACGGATTATCAACTCCAACATTATTAGCGTCAATATACCCATAAGGATACAAATCTCTCCAACGATACTCTTGTTCTGATTGCGAATAAAACGCGTAATCAGGAATATCAACAACATTTTCAGTTATTGGAGCAGTCTCAATATAGTCAGAAAAAACTCTAAGAGTGAATTTATAATGTGGTTTATAATAATAACCTTTTGGATTAATTTGTGACGCGATTGTCGCATTATCATCTATTAATATACTTCTATTTAAAACAAATTTGTGATAAATTTCAGAAATTTCTCTTTCTTTTTGTTCAAAATCATTCCACTCACAAAATGCACCATCTAAAAAATCACCAACATTTAAATCATCATTATAATAAAATGTAAAAGTATTACCATTATCAATTTTTTGATAACTTGAAACAGTTATTGAGGTGTCGGAATTACTATTATTTGGGTTTCTTCTCCAATAAGGTGATAAATTTTCATAGTCAATATTAAATTCCCATCCTTGTTTAAGAGAAGTATTACCTTGGTTAACTGGTTCATTAAACCACCCAAACGAACCTTTATTTATTATTGTATAATATAACTCAGTTAACGGTCTGTTTTGATTATCTTTAATTGTATTAATATCAATTTTAAATTTATTAGTTAAATTATAAACTGTAGTACCTTCTTTAAACGCAACTTTATTTAAATTATTTGTAGTTAAAGCGGCTGGGAAAAATTTACCATTATCTGAAAATATTTGTCTTTCAAACCCCGAGGGAGTTATTACTAAATTTTCATAATCATTTAAAATAATATGTTCTCTAATATAATATTTTGATGTTGTCTCAGTTAAATTATCAGGGTCAATAACCCTTTTAAATGTACCTATGGTATCGGTATTTAAAAAGTTATTTAAAAATCCTATATTTTGGATTGAGAAGTAATATTCTTCAGAACCAACGGTTTCATTTCCTAAATAATAAACTTCAAATATATTTGTGACAGTGTTATTTGATGGGTTTGTATACGATACCGATAATTGAACACTTTCCCCAACTGACAATCCGTGTTTAACAAAACACTCAAACGTTATTAAATTTTCACCATTAATTTGAGAATAGTAAGTTTTAAATGGAATTCCATCGCCAACAGTCCAATTAAGATAATAACCATTATAGTTTGAAAGAGTTTTAGTATAGTTATTCCTACACGGATAAGAAATGTAAAAAGACCAATTTAAAATATCAGATTTATTTTGAGGAAATAAAATGTGAGGAGTACCAAATGTGGTGTAACCACTTACATTATAGTCATTCCTTGTTAAATCAAATTCTTTAAACTCAGGATACCCTCCCCAATAACCATCATAATTAGGTTGGAAACTTAATTGCTGATAGTAATTTTCATTAATATAAAAAAGATTATTTCTAAATTGAGTATAATTAGTTTTACCAGTATACGTATTTTGAAAAATTACGGAAAACTTTGAGGATAGATTAAAATTAGTCGACTCCTGTCTCTCCTTATCAAAGACATCGTTTAAGAAAAGATTATAGTTCCTATCATACTCAATGACTTCTTTTTGTTTAGATTGTAGACTTATGTCAACATAACTATCCAATTCAGGAGCCCCCTGAAACCTTTCAGTAGGTAGGACAATAGATATTTTATTATCGTTATTCAATTACAATTTCACTATCAACATATTTTATGTAGAATAAATCTACGGCAGTTCTACCTCTTTTTAATCCAAAATAAAAATGATAAGGTGAACCAACTGTATATTTGTCTTCAGTTATATTACCTAAATCTTCTCTTAAATTACCATCACTATCTACATTATAAATAAACCCTTTCATGTATTTTGCCTGATTAGATTCCGCCATAAAATATCTTGAGGTATTTTCGGTCCTGTCTAAGTACTGTATATTTCTTTGGAAGAATGTAGTGGTATTACTATTTATTGGTTCTGTGTACCAATCATTCTTATGCGAGCCAAAAATAACTTCTCGTCCTAACAAAGGATATGGAATATTAATCCCTAACGGTAATTCTAAAAATTCAGCCCTTGTCATATAATCATTTTGCCATTGATAAAATGGTACAGATTGACTTGGTTGAGTATATAATGTAACATCGTTTGGTTGAAATGGTAATTGAGCGTTTTGATTCCACACAATTCTTTTAGGTGTAATTGCATCTCTTTTACTATTATCACTATTAAAGAAAATACCTATTGTGAATTTTGCCGGTGTTAAGAGTGCTGCAACACCGCCTGACGCCAATGCAGTTAACAATACATTAATATCAAAAAGATTATATATTGGTATAATTCTTATCGAGTTTGCTGAAGGGTATCCTGCAGGATTAAAAGGTTTAACACCATATTCCGAATTAATTGAAATCATTTGTGCTAAATCCGCATTTACTTTATCTGGTTCTCTTGAGTTTCTATCTCCAAAAAAGTTTTTAGTGGGGTCTCCTCCACCAACTACTAAAAGTATTCCAGGATTTACTATAGCCAAACTTATCGCAACAAATGTGTTTACGGCCTGTTCATAAGCAGTTTCAATTTGTCTAGATGCTACAAAAAAATTAACAATATCTGTAATATCTCTAAAACTTGATGGTGTTAATGTATTTGCAATATACCCTGAATATCCAACACCTTGAACTAATTCTTGAGTGTAACTAGTTATTGGTCCTAAATTTATTATTGTTGTTGGAGTTTTTAAATTCCTATAGTTCCCCCTTACATAATTATTTAATCCCGCAATTTCATTTCTTTGTCGAGTCCTACCGCCTATAAAACCATATCCGTATCTATACGGACTACTTCTATAATAATAATTTTTTGAGTCTTCATGAAAGACAATAATATCTTCACAATATCTTCTGACAGGAAACCCGTCGTTATTTAATTCAGTAATACTATAAAATGTTGGCATAAATAGGTTACCACTAACCCAATTATTAAAGAAATGATACTGAATACCTTCCATACATAAAAATAAACTTGTTAAAGTTCTTTTATACCATTCATTAATCCTGAAAAAATCCCAAGGAATACCAATAATAGGTATAGTAACTAATGAATAACATCCTTTACCATTTTGAAAATAAGGTATTCCTAATGGTCCTGTGGTACAGTCAGGAAAATCATCAATTATAACAACACCATCATTATCAATGTTATAACATTTCAAAGGTACCGCACTTGCACATTCACTAAAACTTGCAACTACTTGGTCATTCAACGCCCCTAAAGTAGAACCGTCAGAAAATAAAGCGTTTTCTAATTCAATACCATCAACACTACTTGAGGAAGCGTACACTTCACCTGTATCAGAAATCCTAAATGCTGAGAAATTTCTATTTTGGAAAAATAAAAAATGGTTACGTTGAGCGGTAGTGGTGGTAGTAGACGTTGGTAGTCTGTCTGAACGAAAAACAATATTTGTAGGATTATCTATTAAAGTTTTACCAAAATTACCATAGGTTCCAGGAGGTGTACCATTTAAATAAGATGGTGAATAATATACTGACCTACTTTTCTTCCATTCATTATTATCACCACCAAAATGCATATACATAAAAGAACACCCGTCAACTGAGTCACCTAATAAACCATTATCCGCATAGTGTAACATATATGCCGAACCTCCCCAAGTACTTCCACCATTCTCACCAACACCATTAACAAGTGCATTATCGTTAGGTTGTGGAGGAAATCCCCATTTATCATCACCTTCCCATTCATAGTGAGCGGTAAAAGCATTACATCCATACCCAGTACTTGCCTGCATATCTTCTTCACATTGTAATGTTTGACCTTTCATTTTCACAAGAAGATAACCTTCGGAATTTTGCCCTACTTGTAACGAATTCAAATTTGTTGATGATGTTTCCCATGGTATAACATTAAATGCATTAATTAAACTTGCATCCATACTACCATAGTATTTAGTTAATTCAGTCTGAAATGGTTGGAACTCAGTTCCAGGTTGGAAAAACCATGACGGAAAAAACATTCTTCCTCCGAATTGGTCAGCCGAATTATTATTAACAATTTGATTGTGTCGTACTGACCTTTTTTTATTACCTGTAGAGGTTCCTCCTGGTTGTACAGGTATGTTTAATTTAAACATTACATCTTCACCTCCACCAACCACAACTTGCCCATAACCTCTATTTAATATACGACTTATGTCGTATTTAATTTTATATTTTGGAGAATAAGGGTCAACACCTCTAACCATTATCACTATTTTTGAATTTGCTAATTCAGAAAATGAACTTTCATTACAAAAAACTGTCCCCTTAAATTCGGCTTCAAATTGCGATTGATTACCCGCAGTGTCTTTAGCAAACATTACCGACATTGGAGTTTTAAATATTCTATGATAAAAAGTTCCATGGGAACTTAAATCACTAGCGGAACCATTACCTAAAGAAATAAATTGAGAATACGTAATTGCGGTTACAACTTGGAAATATTCCATATCAAATCTATACCTAGCAAATGTTAAGTATTCTTCAGAATCTTTAAGTGGTAAATTATAAACTTTAGTACCTGTTAAAGTGTTATTATCTAAAGTACAATAACTTACAGTTATCGACGTTGCAGACGTTGAGGTTCCTGATATCTGATATAATCCGTCAGCAGTTTCATTAATTCCTAATTCAAAATTAGGGTCAGTAGATAAACTTGGGTCTTGGAATGTAATTAAAGCCCCTGGCTGATAAATGTCATCACACCCTTGTATTAGTGTAACCAATACATTATCAGTGTGGAATTGATTTCCGTTTAAATCAGGTTCAACATATGTTCTAATTGCCGTAGATTCCCTAAAATATTTTTGTTTTGTATTAGATAAATTTATTCTCTCGGCAAACGTTAAACTGTTTGAAAATAAAAATTCTCTTTCATCGTCATAAGTTAAACCTCCTGTAGCCCACGGTGAGTTATATGCAGAAGTTGGGATTCTGGCACTACAATTCCCACCTGAATTTGGTAAACCGGCAATTACTTGTGGAAAATTTTGTTGTTGTTCTCCAGGTATGTCAAGTGTTGGAGTTACTGCCCCTCCATCATTTAATGGGAAATGACAACTGTTTCCTAATTCAGAAAGAAGTGCTCCAGCCGCTGAGTTTGTATATTCTTGTGAGTTTTCACCTTCTTTACATTCACAAAAAGTACATTCATTTTCAGATTGTAATAATAATGGTAATGGTATTTTTTTTATTCTTAATTTATCCCAAATAATTCTTGATAGTTCAGCAGGAGTCTTTTTTAATGGATTATTTAACGGAGCTCCAGGAGCTAAGAAATTAACTACCGCAACAACCGCGGCAATAAAGTAATAAATTGGCGCGTAAATTAACCAAACAATTATTTGTAATATAAAGTTTACAATATACAAAACCAATGAAATTGCATGCATTACAACAACTAGTGGGAATAATAAAAGTTTCATTACAGATAAAATATACCTAAATAATAAAAACATTATATTACTACCTCTGTACGCATCATTTACAGGATATTTGTTATTTTCAGCACTACAGTCATCATTAAGAATATTTTTTATACCTATAAATCTTAGTTTATTACCATTTTTGTATTTATCCATTAATTGTGAAACAGTATAAACTTTTTTAAATTCAAACAAATAAAATCTATCTTCACAATTAATTGCATCTTGTATCATTTCTAACCCCTCAGATGTCGTAGGGTCTCCGTAATCGTACCAATCTAAACTGAATGCATATGACTGTTGGTATCTTAAATAATTGTCGTTGGTAGAATACTCAGGATAAAATGCCGGGTTCTCATCATCATTATACGTATTTCCAGGCTCTCCCCATCCCCATTCTTTAACATTAGGTACTAAAAAATAAGCCCTTCTTGTTTGTTCAGATAATGAAGGAGATTGATTCCATTTTATTTTAAAACGGTATTTTCCTTTAGTTGGTACACCAATTGTTGGGTCTGTAGATATTACTTGCTCTCCAAACTCATTTGTATAGATGTAATCTAAGTTCATTGGTACTTCAATTAACCAAGCACCATTTTCATCTATTAGATACCCATCATTTTGTAAATTATATTTTTCTAATTGAGGGTATCCAAATGTTACTGAATTTACATCAGTATCATAATTAATTGTTTGTCTTATAGCCAAAATTTGTCCAGGACCTGTAACTAAACTACAAAAATCTCCAACTTTTTTATCTATTTTACAATTATTATCAATTTTTGCCTCATCTATTGTACTCATTATTGAACCCATAAACACCGCAGTTGGTGTTAGGTCAATATTAGCTTCAGCAGTTAAATCAAAATCTGTTCTTGTAATAGATGGTTGGCAAATTTCTTCGTTACCCCATAAAGGTAAAACTTCAACTTGTTTTGTTAAACTTATAATTTGCGGTAAACTATTTAAGTTTGTGGAATCATTAAATTTAACACCTGATACTTGTCCCTCAGTTGCTAATCCAATTCTTATCAAATCTTGTGGGTTTAATGAGAATTGTCCAATATCACTTAAATCTAAATCTAAAAATATAGTAAACGACCCTACAGGGACACCAAAAATCATGTAGTCACCTGAATCATTAGTTTTTACAGTAAATTTATAGTACTTATCGTATACCTCATAGTAACTTTTTTCTTTTAAAATTTCTTCTCTTGTTGGAAAACTTCCAGTTGGTACGTGTCCTGAATGTGATTGTTCTTTTGGCAACAAATTATATCTATAACCATTAACATCTAAATCTGAAATATTCTCATATGGATAGATATTAGTTATTTCAGGATTTTGAGCATCCTCATCACTTAGTGGAATAAAAAGTGAAATTTTAACATTTGGAACACCAAAACCATTATTTGCAAAGACCCTACCACAAATAACACCATAGTCTGAGCAAACTCTAGTATATACGTCTCTTTGGTATATTTTTAGAGACAAAATTTCTAACACTTCAAAATCTTGTTGTAGGTCTACCTGAACTGATTTATCAACACCTACTTGTGTTCTTACTCTATATGATGAATTCATGTTATTTTTTTAATAAATAGTTTATGAACTATTTTAAAAAAATAAATAACTTACGAAAAATTGACAGTTTGGAAATTCTTAACTTGAACTGTAATATCTCTATTTGGGAACCTTACTTGATATATTTGACTCGGTTCCGCAAATAACGTGTCATCAACCAATGATATTTGTTTCGTATTAGAATTTGAATAACTCATTGAGGTTTGATTTGATGAATACTCTCCTCCAACTTTGTTAAATACCACAACATCAGTGATACTTATCACACCATTTAAACTTTGAATTTGTCTTTTTATCTCAGAAATATAAATGTTTTCTCCCATCTCAATGTTAGCAGGACTCATATAAGTTGATACAATATTAACTATTGAAGAGATGACATTCCCTTGGTTTTGACTTGAGTCTAATACAACACTAATTTGAAACGCCAAGTCAACAACTTGTGCAGATTCAATTGA